GGAAATGATTATATCATTTGGATAAAAAATAATGTGGTGTACGGTCCGGCAGTTAACTATGGTAGGAGAACAAGAAGTGGTGGAATGACTAGAGGTCAGTATATGCTTGAAAAGGGTATCGCAAACTATAAGCAGTCTGCATATAACAATGATATTGAGGCAATGATTAGTACACTCCGGGAGGCTTTATAGTGGTCAAGTTAAAGGATATTAAAAGGGCTTTAATTACACTTTTAAATGAAGTTAAACCGGGTTTAAATATTTTTGCTGAAGATATAGAGCAGATTGAAACGATTGATAAATCAGCGTTTCCCCTGCTCTATATACAACTTGTACCACTTTCCATATCTGTACAGCTTGACGGTAAGAGTTGTAATAAGTTAATACTTGTTGATATTACTTTTATGGAAAAAAGTAAAAGTAGCAATGAAGATATGTACGAGATGATAGAACTTGTGACAAGTCGGATCAGCATAGGTTTTAAAGTAGAAGATAGATTTTTGAAAGTATTAAATATCGGATCAAGCATTGCGGATGATACACTGCATGTAACTTTCAACCTTGATTTCTTTGATGATATGGATATTAAAGAGCCTGAAACGGATGTATATGAAAGTATAAGTTTTTAGATAGGAGGGTAAATGGTGGGATTACCAAGTATAAATATAGAGTTTCATAAAAAAGCGGTTTCTTTTATTGCAAGAAGCGAAAGAGGAGCGGTGCTTCTTTTACTTAAAGATGCAACTAAGACAACAATAGTAAATACATATACGACTATTGCAGATGTGGTAAAGGAAGATTGGACGGCGGAGAATTTTAGAATAATTGATTTGTGCCTTATGGGAAAGCCCAACAAGGTTATAGCGGTAAGAGCTGTAGTTAAAGAAATGGGCATTAATGTAGATGAGTGTAAGCAACTCATTGAGAATCTTGATTTTGACTGGTTTGCGGCACCTTGCCTAAGTAAAGATGAAAGTGCCTTATTTGCAAGTTACTTTGACACACAGAAAAAGAAGAAGTACAAAAAGGGTAAGGCTGTATTTGTAGATCAGGCGGCTGACTCTCCGGCGGTAGTGAATTTTGCAACTACTAATATATCAATATTATATAAGGGTGAAGTTGCTACTATCAAACCTGAAGATTATACAGCAAGAATTGCAGGGCTTTTAGCAGGGGTAAGCATAACAGAGTCTTCAACATATAAGGTTTTAAGTGAGGTTGTTGATATAAAGCAGTCAGCAAAGCCTGATGATGACATCAATGCAGGTAAGTTTATAATTATTTTTGACGGTGAAAAATTTAAAATTGCAAGAGGAGTTACATCACTTGTTACAGCATCTGAAGAAGTACCGGATGATTTTAAGAAGATAAAGATTGTGGAAGCTTCAGATATGGTCAGAAATGATATAAAGTCAACTTTTGAAAATCTATACGTTGGAAAGAAAAATAATGTTTACGACAACAAGCAGATTTTTGTTGGTGCAGTACATTCATATCTTACAGAACTTGGGGAAAAGGTTATTGATAAGGATGAGGATATAGAGGTTTCAATTGATACAAGCTGGGTAAAAAAGTATCTTGAAAAAGAGAGAAAGAAGGATACTTCACAGATGAGTGAAATTGAAATTAATAAGTCAAATACAGGAAGTCACTTGGCTATAAAAGCAAAGTTTAGGTTTGTAGATGCCATGGAAGATTTAACAATGGGAATTGAAATGTAAGTATAGGAGAAGATATGGATGAGAGAATAACAGGTACTAGAGTACTTTCGGGAACAAATGCCGAAATCTTTTATAACGGATTGAAAATTGCCGGATGTACTAAGATTAGTGCAAAAATTACTGTAAACAGAGAAGATGTACAGCTGGGAATGGATGTAGATACAAAGATAACCGGGTTAAAAGGCGAAGGAACTATATCTATAAGTAAAGTTTATTCAGCATTTGAGAGTGTGAGAAAGGAAATCTTAAAGGGAAAAGATCCAAGGGGAACTATTATGATAAGGCTTGAAGATCCTGATGCAATCGGAGGACAGATTGAAAGATATCAGATTGGTAATGTGGCTTTAAGTGAGTTTCCTATAGAGTATGAAAAAGGAGCAGTGGTAAAGGCAGAGTTCCCTTTTAGATTTACACCGTCAGATATGATTTGTTTAGATGAGATAAAGGAATAATAAGGAGTAATTATGGCAGATAAAGAGAAAATTTTAACTTTTAAGTCTTTTGCAGAAAAAGCTGTTAAAAGAATGGAAGAAAGAAAAAAAATTAAAGTAAAAAGATATTATATTGGTGATCTGGATGAGGAGATAGTGCTTAGAGGACTTAGTTCAGAGGAGCTTAATGATTGTCTTGATTATTCTAAAGATACTGTTTTGGTTGATAAGTATACAATTTACTATGCTTCAAAAACTTTGCAGGAGCTTGCGGAGTATATGGTTAATGAAGGCATTGTAAAAGAACATATTCAGATAATGGATATGTTTTCACCGGCAGACAGGACAAAGCTGGCAAATGAAGTACTTGCTTTATCAGGAATGAAGGATAAGAGTACAGTTTCGGATGTGGATGAATTAAAAAAAAGCTGATTTACTCACATGAAGCATATCTATATGGATACTGCCTTAGTGTTGGGATTTTGCCAAAGGAAGTAGACTGCTTTACAAGAAATGAAAAATTAGTATTAGAGGCACTGGCAAAGCTTAATGAAGAACAACAAAAGAGACTGATAAAAGAAGCGGTAGCTGATGTACTTATAGGAGAAGGCTGATGGATGTTTTTGGTGGAGTAATAAGGCTGCAAGATGATGTCAGCGGTGTGCTTAGAGGGGCTGCACAAAGTGCCAGAAATTTCCAGTCGGATGTTGCATCTGCAAGGCAGGCACTAAATGGCTTAGAGCATACAAGAGTAAGCGAGAGAACAATAACTGTAAATACCGGAAGTGCGGTAAGCAATATTGGGGTTGTCAGTACAAGGCTGCAATCCATAAGAAACAGGGCGGTAGTTGTAACTGCAAGGGCACAAAATGCACTATCAAGTATTAGAAATGTTGGTACAAGATTAAGACAATCCATAAGGGACAGAGCTATAAATCTGATTGTAAGAGCTCCTGTAGCAATCCGAACAACAAGAATGGTCGGAGCTATGTTAAAAGAGCTTATAAAGGATAAAATAGCAAACATTAAAGCAAAGGTAAGCAATGCAGTAAATAAAATAAAAACCGTAGCATCACACCTGAAGAAGATTAAGGATAATAAGGTAGTAAAATTTGTTGCCAAGGGCGTTAAAGCTTTTGGTGGGATAGTAGCTAAGTTAGGGCTTGCGGGTGTTGCCGCAGGATTTGGTGCGGTAACGGCGGCAGGAACTTTAGCTCTCAAGTCTGCTATGGATTTTGAGAAGGGTATGGCTAATGTAGGCACTCTGCTTGATGGTGATGTAAAGGGTAAGCTTTCATCAATGGGAGAAAGCCTTAAGACAATATCAAAGGATACAGGTGTAGACCTTAATAATCTGTCAGGTGGACTTTATGAGGTAGTATCCGCTTTTGGAGAGAGTGCAGACTCTACAAAGCAGCTTGAGATAGCGGCTAAGGCGGCAAAAGCAGGAAATGCGGAAACATCAGAAGCTGTTAAGATGTTATCAGCTGTAACAAAGGGATATGGGGATACGTCAGCTGAAGCAGTAGGAAAGGCGGCAGACCTTGCATTTGAAACCGTAAAACTGGGACAGACAAGCTTCCCGGAGTTGGCATCCAGTATGGGTGCAGTAATCCCACTTGCATCTACTTTAAAGGTAAGCCAAGAAGAACTTTTCGGTGCAATGGCTACACTAACAGGTGTAACAGGAGGTACAGCTGAGGTAACAACACAGCTTAAAGCTACAATGCAAGGCTTTATGTCACCTACAGCGGAGATGAGTGCAGCCCTTAAAAAAATGGGTTATGCATCAGGAGCTGCTGCACTTGAAAGTGAAGGACTAGGTTCCATACTTAACAAATTAAAAGACTCTGTAAACGGTGACGAAGTTGCTTTTGCAGGTCTTTTTTCATCTGTAGAGGCTAAGAATGCAGTTTTGGCTTTAGCAGGTTCACAGGCTGAAAACTTTGTTACAAAAACAGATGCAATGACTAAGGCATCCGGTGCAGCTGAAGGAGCATTCCAACAGCAGAATAAATCTGTAGCCGCTATGGCAGGAAAGATTAAGAATTACGGAATGGTGATGCTTACATCTATTGGTGAAAAAGCATTGCCTATTATTACAGATGCACTTGATAAGGTCATGACAGTTATGCCATCTTTTGAAAGTTCTGTAGGTAAAGTATTTGATGCAGTTGGCCCGGTACTTTTATCAATAGGAAATATCTTTTCTGACTCTGCAAATAAAATGGGATTTTCTTTTGAGAATGTTACATCAATAATAGCAGATGCGGTTACTGTTGTTGGAAATGTAATAACTGCAATTGCTCCGGTAATAAGTGGGATTTTACAAGGTGTAGGAAGTATTGTGGAAGCGGTTTTCCCTGCAATAGCATCTGTAATGAGTATGGTCGGTGAAAAGATAGTTGCAGTATATACAATGCTTGGAAGCCATTCACAATTATTTCAAGGAATCATAGAAACCATGGGACCTATAATAAGCGGAGTTATTAGTGGGTTAGGAGTTGTTATCGGTGGAGCCTTTGATGTAATTATAGCAGCGGTAGACCTTTGCTTGTCTGCATTTGAAAAAGCTTTTCCTGCTATAGAAGCTGTGGTAAAAGCTGCTTGGAGTGTAATAGAACCTATTATAAATGGAATAGGTAAAGGCATCAGTGTGGTGGCAGGTGCTGTGAAAAATGTAGCAGGATTTATAGGTGGTAGCAAAGGCAGTGTTGGAGCAAATGCAACAGGAACAAGTTATTGGCGAGGCGGCTATACTACTGTAGGTGAACACGGTCCTGAACTTATAAATTTGCCGGCAGGTAGCAAGGTTCATTCAAATTCAGATACACAAAAAATCATTGGCGGTAAAGCTGTAAATATCAATATAGGTTCAATGGTTATAAGGGAAGAAGCTGATATTGATAAGGTTACAACTGAACTTGTTAAAAAGATGAAGCAGGTGGATAGATGAAAAAGACAAGGAATATCCTAATAAAAGAGGTTGCTACAGGAAGCAGTATTGAACTTGGTATTAATCCTGAAAGCATTACTGTAAGTGAAAGTAGAGACAACATTAAAGAGAATATAGATGCCCTTGGGGATGTATACTTTCCGGGAAAGAGAGGATTAAAAACTGTCAGTATATCAACATTCTTACCGGGAAGTAAGTCTAAATTCAGAAGGCGTGGTTCTTTACAGACCGAACTTGAGTTGATTAACAAATGGATTAACGAAGATGTAATTTTGAGAGTTGTAATATCAAAACCTACAATAAACTTTAAAGCTATTTTAGACAGTAAAAGTGTTACTCTTAAAGAGGGAGACCTTGATGTATATATTGATTTAAAGCTTACAGAAGTTAAAGATATTGATATACCTACCGTGGAAAGTGTAAGTATTTTTAAAAAAGCTGAAGACACTGCCGGAAACGCTGATGTAGCTTTATATGACAGAGGGGCTGAAAATGCCCCTAAATCAGGTAATGTTGAGATAGTAAACTCTAAGACCACACTATGGGGACTTGCAAAAAAATACTATGGAAACGGTGAAGAATGGAAAAAAATAGCAGAGGTCAACGGTATATCAGATCCGAAAAAGCTTAGAGAGGGGATGCAGATACTTATACCATGAGAATTGTTGTAAATGATAAAGATATAACTAATATCTGTGTAAATGCCACATGGAGCGGTGATATTGATGAGCGGTCAAGAAGTTTAAACTTTACATACTTATATAATCCGAAGATATCAATGACTTTAATTAAGATTGAGATAGGCGATAGTATAAATCTCTTTGATGATAAAAACAGGCTTTTATATGTTGGAGTAGTTACAGAAGTTGCATCTTCTTTAAGCGGCAGTGATGTATCTGTAACTTCAAGAGATGTTCTGTGGTATCTTGGGAAAAATAAACTTGCCGGAGTATATACAGGAAGTGCTGAGACAATAGCAAGAAAAATACTTGATGAGTTCGGCATTCCTGTAGGGAACCTTGAAAGTGTAGCTGTAGATAAAACAGTTATAAGCACAGGAGATAAGACGATTTATAAAGCTATATCAGAGGCATATGGAGAAGACTACTATATAGTTGCTTTAGGTGAAAAAGTAGAGGTTAGAAAAAAAGGGAGTGAAGTAGTTGCTGTAATATCCGGTAAAGCTAATCTTATAGATGCAAGCTACAAAAAGAGCATGGAAGATATGATAAACCGTGTCATTGTACTTAATGATGATAACGGAAAAGTGTTTGAAATATCAGCCGAAGAAAACCTGAAGTATGGAATTTTACAGGAAGTGATAAAAGCGGAAAAGGATAAGGATGTTTCCGTGATTGCAAAAGAGAAACTTGTTGGAATAAAGGATGATTCTACTATTACGGCAACAGGTAACTTTGATGTTATTTCAGGCAAAGCTGTTATTATTCAGGATACATCAAACAACTTTACAGGCAAGTTTCTTGTAACAAGTGATAGTCATAGTTTTAGTGGTGGAGAGCATACAATGAGCTTAACAGTGGAGGTACTAAATGAGTAATCCTTATACTGAACTTAGTAAGATAATGGAGCAAAGAGGAGCAGCCCTAAAAGGTTACGACTTGGAAGTGGCAAAAGTTATAAGCATAAATCCACTTACTATAAGAGTAGGCGAGGTTGATATAAGTGTAAACTTAAACATCAACCCGGCAATGACACTGAACTTAAATACAGACAGTATTGTGACAGAAGAAACAGGTCTAAAAGAGGTGTTAAAAAGTCTTTTAAATGCCGTTCAGATAAAACAAGGAGACTTGGTTGCAGTACAAAGGGTAGGAGATAATTTCTACATATTAAACAAGGTGGTAGGGGTATGAATCTTTTCCCGGAACTTACAGTTGCCAATTTATCGGATGAAAAAAGACTTCCCATGTACAGGGAGTGGGCATTTGACTTTGAGAAAGAAGAACTGAAAACAAAGCATGGCAAATATTATTTAGTGGAAGGTAACGAGGCTTTAAAGATATGGATATATAAGGCTTTAAAGACTGAAAGATATATATTTGTTGCATATACTAAAAATTATGGCAGTGAAGTATCTACTTTAATAGGTATAGTAGAAGATGAGGATATTCTTTTTAGTGAGATATCAAGGTATATAGAAGAATCACTTTTAGTAAACCCATATATTGTCAGTGTTGGAGATTTCAGTTTTTCACATCCAAAAGGCGGAGAAATAAATGTTAAATTTAGTGTGAGTACAGTATATGGAGACATGGAAGAAGAGATGAGGGTACCAAATGGATAACGGCTATAGTGCAATCTTATATAGGTTAAAAGAGAAAATACAAAATCCGGCTTCAAAGATTGAAGGGAGCTTCACATATGATAATCTGTCATCAGTAGCAAATGAATTAGCAAAATTTTATAGTTATGAAGTCGGAACTTTGCTTGATAGGATTCATGTCGATACTGCAACAGGAGAAGACCTTGATAGGCTGGGGAAATTTGAACATAATATTCAAAGAATAGAAGCTACATATGAGGAAGCAACATTTAAAGTGTATGGAGATGTTGGAAGAACTGTAACTGATGGAATAGGAATAAAGTCTGAAGATACTGAAGTTCTTTTTTATATAAAAGGAGATTATATAATTGGGGCTTCAGGTATGGTGGCTGTAACCGGTATTGCAGCAGGAAAAGGCAGTGGGTACAGATTATATCCGGGTGCAAAACTGAAATTCTTAGAAAAGTATACCGGTCTTACAAAAGTAGAGATAGACACAATATCATCAGGTGGATATGACAGGGAAAGTGATGAGAATTATAGAAAGAGGATACATGAAGCTGAAGAGAATGTAGTTGGATATGGGAATATAGCATGGTATAAGATGACAGCTAAGAGTGTAGCGGGAGTTGATAAAGTGAAGGTAATAGACCTTGCCAGAGGACCGGGTACAGTGGATGTACTTATTGTGGCAAAAGGAAATGAGGCGGCAAATGAAGCACTTATAAAGAAAGTTAAAGATGTTATAGAAAGTAACAGATTAGCAGGAGCAGATGTACTTGTAAAAGCTGCAAATACATATCCTATAGATATCAATGCAACAATAAGGGTAAAAGCAGGAGTTAATATAGAAGATGTTAAAACAGCGTTTAAAACAGCTTTAAATGCATATTTCTCAGACCTTGATTTTGATACATCGTTAAAACAGAGAATCTCATATGCAAAGATATTGGGGCTACTTCTTAACATAGCAAATGTGACAGATGTCGATAACATGATAATGAATAAAAGGACGGAATCCATTGATATAGAGCCCGGAAGCTTTCCGATAATTTCGGGAATAAATATAGGTGTAGCGGTATGATAAGAGATAACTTACCAAACTTTGTGTATGATATAAAACAGATGAAAGAGCTTATAGATGCTGAAGAAAGTGAACTGGAATATCTCTATAGATTCTTTGAAGAGTTCAGCAATGAGTTTAATATTTTCAGTTGTATGGATACTATTAAACGATTTGAAAAAGATTATGCTATAGAGCCGAATGAAGAGCTGTCTATAGAACAGAGAAGATTAAGGATACTTATAAAGAAGTATCAAAAGCTGCTACCTACAGTTGTAAACCTTGAGGACATGATAAAGAGACTTTTAAGTGCAGATGTTGTAAAGATAAGAGATGTGGGCTGTAGATTTGATATATATGTTGGCAGTGCTGCACTTCTTGAAAATATGGATATCGCAAAGAAATTCTTTAAAGAAGTAAGACCTGCACACTTTGATTATAAATTTATAAATTCGGTACCAAGGGATGATGTTGCTACAATATATATTGGAGTTAATGAATTTATGCATAAGAAGATGAAGTTTGAGGTGATACGATGAAGTTTTATTTAACAGAAGCAGGCAGTAAGAAGCTATCTGAAATAGTTGCAGGAAGCGTAATGACAATTACAAAAGCCCTTGCTTCAGATATAGTAAGCAATGAGCCTAAAAAGCTTGCAGAGATACCCGGGAAAAAACAAAGTATTCAGATAAATAGTGTAAACATTGAGGGTGGTGTAGCATTAGTAAAACTGACTCTTACTAATTTGGATGTTACAGAAGAGTATCAGTTAAAACAGATAGGAATTTATGCAAGTTTCGGTACTGAAGAAATACTTTTTATAGTAGGACAAGACAAGGCAGGTGAAAGGGTACCGGCTATATCGGATAGAGAAATAGAGTATGATTATCAAATAAGCTTTGCTTTTGATACGGCATCTGAAATAAAAATTTCAGTATCAGCAAATGACTTTATAAAAAAGGTGGATGCATTAAATTTGTTAAATTCAAAAGTTGATAAAGCAGACTTTGAAAGCAGAATCAGTGAAATAAAAAGACATATTGTTATAAACTTACAGGAAGATAAGTGGACTGGAAGTGGACCTTGGACTCAACGCATTAATATTGATTGGGTGAAATCAGCAGACAGACCTGAAGTGAGCCATTATCTATTAGATGGTGTTACAGATGCATCAACTATTAAAGGTGCATGGAAAGCATATAGCTGTATAGATAGAGTAGATACTTATGATGGATATTCAATTGTAAGCTGTTTTAGAAAAAAGCCAATACAAGGAATTTTTATTATAGTAAAAGGAGGCTGATATGGCACAAGCAATTTTAAAAAGTGGTGGAGCCGGCGGAGTTACATCATCTGATGTAACAGCATCTAAACAGCAGGTGTTAAAAGGTTATAAAACCGTCACCAGTGATAGTGATGATGAGATAGTCGAAGGTATGTTTCCAGTAACATCTGATGCTGATGCAAAGCAGGAGTTCTGGTATTACAACGACCATAACAAAGACTCATATGTAACAAGAATACCTGAAGGAGCGTATGTAAGATATTACAATTCTGATGGTTCTCAGGGGTGGGATCCATGGATACGAATACCAAGGGCTTTGGTGAAAAATGGCATTAATTATCATTCTGAGTTGACTATAGATACAGTAACTACATGTGGAGAAAGAGGTCAGATACCTGATCGAGGAGATGGAGCAGTAGTAAGCTACCACCAGGGCAGAGAAGATTGGGCAAACAGAATATGGGTGCTATTTAAGAATGGGTGGTACCATAGGACCCCATATGATGATGGTCAAGGACATATACACGAAGCTTTCGTGTATGTAACCTATGAACAGCTTAGAAATTTATTTGGCATTGACGGTTCGAAGATGTTACAAGGATACAGCATAGCAGGTGTTCTAGGGACTATAGTACCTAGAACAAATGAAAGTATGACTACTGAAATTGTAGACATAGGGTGGACTAATCCCAAAAAGGTCGGATTTAGATTTCTACCAGGCTACTATCCTCAAGTAGGTCAGTATCAGCCAATTGTAGAAGTGAATTATGGTGATTTGGCATCAAGAATAGGTGTTAGAGCCGATAAGATGCTAAATGACACAAATATTCTTGGGATTCAAGGACAGATTAAAATAATCAACACTCAAGATGGTAATTATAGAATAAATAAGTCTGCGGCTTTTGGAATTGATGGGTGGTCAGATGTACATAATCCGGTGTTTTGGATAGATTTTCCCCATGGCAATGGTTTTTATTGTCGTAACGATAATCATCCACATGTATGTATAGATGCTGTTAATTTAGGTACAGCAGGTGCAGATTCGGTATTAAGTGGACAAACTGCGACTTCAGTGCAAGGTGTTAAATTTGCAGGTGCTATTCCAAGATGGATATGTACGACAGGAGATGTTATAAGTGCTGTGAATAATGAGGGGTTCGCTTGGGATGATAGCTATGCTGGGAGAGGTCGAGGAATAGTTGTAAAGATTCCAAACAAGCACTTCATACAAGATGCCAATTATGCTTTCTTGGCAAGCCCTAATTTACAACCTTGGAACATCAGGCAAAATGTTAACATCAATGGTGTGGTCGGTACTATGGTTGACTATGGAGCAGGTGGAGTCCCTTTTAACGGAGCCACCTTTGATGGCAGACTGCTGACAGGGGTGGCGACTAAGGGGTTTGTTCTTGGTGGCATTGGAAGATATCTTAATTTAAAAAATACAAACTATGGATACCAAGGTATAGTAGATGGTGGACTGAAATTTATAAATGGTTATAGTGAAAATACTCATATAAAAACCGCATCCGATATAGGGTGTGTATTCTCAAATTCTGTAAACTTGACACCTTTTAGATATATAAAATTTGGATTTAAGTTTTTTACTTTCAGAGGAGATGGTACATCTTCGCAACCGGCAAGGATTGATCTAGAAGTAGGGGCTACGCCAGTTAGTAGTGCAGGTGTAGAAGCTTATCATAGTGAGAGTAATACAGTAGTGAGAGATATTGGACATAGATCAAGGTACGCTACTTATACAATGACATCAACAAAAATTAATGCCGGCAATCAAAGTGATATGTCTCAACAGTATCTGACATTAGATGTGTCAGCAAGTTCAGGGCATCACTTTATATACCTTATGTTAGGAAATATTATGCATGAGTACTCGATGGGGAGTGTATATGCAGTAGCAGTAGTTAATCATATAGAATTTATAAATTAAGGAGATAACATGGACAAGTTGATTTTAAAAGATAAGACAGAGATAGAACTTAATAATCACTATGGTGAAACATATGTGATAAAAATTAATAGTTATTCAGATTTGGATAATTTGAAAGACAAACTTACAGACATGAATACAAATATTATGATGCTACAAAGTGAAGGAAGTGAGGAAGCAATTACAGGATTAAGACTACAGGGAATTAATACACATCTTGTTAGAGATGAAAGTGGAAATATCACTCAAATACTTGCATTATTGATGTTTAAAGCACTTGATAGGATAGAGCAATTGGAAGAAAAAGTAAATGGGCGACTTGACACTATATCAAATTTGATTGCGGAATTAGCTGGTTCGGAGGAATAATTAGATGAGTAATAAAAGATTTAAAGTATTTGTAAAATTCTATGCATCAAGGATAAAATACAGACTTATGAAACTTGAAGAGGTTCCGGAAAAGTATAGAGAAGCAGTTAAGGAGTTTATGAAAACAGATGAATACATTTTAATGTAG